TCAGTCTCAAAGACAACTTTTCCGTCAAGTGTCACTTCGACATGTTCCCTGAAACCAAAGTATGGGCACAGCTCGTAGACGTCACCCTCACAGAAGCACTCATCACTTTCACGGTAATCCTCTTCAAACCTCTCCTGAGTCATCAGCTTCTCAGGTGCCTTAATTGTGGCGCGATTGTATTCGTTGCAATCTCTGAGGTAGATCTTGATCTTAAGCATGAGGTGAGTATACAGGCTCAGGGTGACGAGGTAAACAAAAATGGCTGACTGACGTGGATTCGAACCACGACTAAAGGTGTCAAAGACCCATGTGCTACCATTACACCATCAGTCAGTCGAGGATAAGAACACTAAAAAAGCGTGCACCTTCAGGGTGCACGCTTCGATGACTGCAACCGATTAGAACCGGAAGCGAAGACCAGCTCGCACACCGAAGGAATCTTGACCCTGAGTGTTGAGGAATTCCTCATTGGCAAAAGTATGCCTAAAATCAGAGAACACATTGATGTGGTCAGTGACCTTAAACTCAAGGCCAGCTCCGGCATGGGTATCCCATCCTGAACCTACCAGGCAATGGCCCATACCTCCATAAATGTAAGGTGAGAGACGAAGCGGGGCCAAGATGTTGTACTTCGAATCCAGCGGAAGACGAAGACGAAGATCAAGGTTCGCGTGGGTGTTATCGACAAAAACAGCTGTGGGTGACAGTGACGTAATATCAGCCGCCAACTCAACATAATCGGTGAAGGCATAGCCCACACCAATACCGGCACCGAAGTCACCGGACTGTCTGTTGTAAGTGCCAAATGTGTCCGCTGACAGCCTGGAAAGCGACAGCAGTGATTCAGCGTTGGTGTTCAGTGTCAAGCCTAAAAACAGGGCTAGCACTGCGAGTAGTTTGTATGGTCTCATTGTTTTAGTTGCAACATCAAGTTGCAAATTGTGCATACTAATTACAAGGATCTACTTAGGATATTACTTAGATCTTGAAGTGATACGCGGAAACCGCAGGCTTGCTTATGGCCTCCACCGCCAAGGGACTTGGCAATCTCAGAGAGGTCCACATCAGGCCGATGATCAACGCCATAGAGACTTACTGTGGCCTCTTTACCATTAAATGTCCAGGCCATAAGAGCATCATGATCATTGGTCACATGTGACTTGAAAGACAGGGAACCTTTTGCTCCATTGCATACGAGAAATCTCAGGCCAAACCACTTGATGACATGGGAGTTCTTCATCATCGACTTGTTTGACTGGTCGACATACGACTGAATGGTATTGCCCAGTGACAGGGGATGGTCTAGAGTGTTGGTGGTGTTGTTAGTGAAACTCAGCCACACCAGTCGATCAAATTGGTCCTTGTTCAGTGCCCTCAGTCCCAATTGAAGGACATCAGCTCTTGGGTCACGCTTGTCCCAAATGTCATACTCTCCAGCCAGTCGGATTAGTAGTGGCTCGTCAACAAGGCGATCCACATATCGTTGCTTATCAGTCACTGAATTCAGTCCAAGAAACTTATTCAGCCCATATTGCCAGCACAAGCGACAAGCTGCTACACCGTCAACGCGAAGACCCTTGAATGGACGCTTGACATACTGGGTCTCGTTCTCATTGTGGATTCCGTCCCACTTCTCGATGGCTGACTTGTGGTGGTCGATCCAGATGATCTTATCTCGTAGTTCTGGACAAGACATCAGCTCATCGACAGACAAATCGACGATGTAGATTTCAGTCGCTGACACATAATCAAGTTCGATGCCGTCGTCATCCTTTTCAGGAACAGGCTTACCGTAATCCCAGCCAACCATTTGAACAAAAGTTTGGGGATCACCAATACTTGAGCGATTCAGCCAAAACTTGGTGGCCAAACCAGACAGAATGCCGTCGTAGTCAGCTGAGTGATAAATGATGATGTAGTTTTTCATGACTTGATAACTGACTCGGCCAGACAAAGGACACACTTGTCACGACGCGCAGGAGCACGTCCACATTCACACTGATGACGAGTGTGGGCACCAGGAGCCGAAGTAACCAGCGGTGGAATTTGATGGCCACTTTTTGGTTTCTTTGAACTGCTGGATCTCCTTGGACAAGGTGTACAAGGTACCGTTGTTAGACACTCTAATTGAGTTTTCGATGCCGGGTAACATAGTTGTGTAAAGTGGTGGGCCCAACAGGATTCGAACCTGTAACCAAGGGATTATGAGTCCCCTGCTCTAACCGTTGAGCTATGGGCCCTTTAAGAGAATGCGAGTCTGATCACCCCATGCTAGATTTTTGAAACTAGAGTCCTGAGTTACGTCGGATCCTTTGGAGTAGAAACCCTTGGTTTGAAATGAGGGGTCCCTCACTGTTTTGTTGCCTCTGTCATCTGTTTCCACATAGCCGATGATGTTGAAACTGGCGTCTCGGAGTGTCTCTCTTTTCATGAGGCCAAGTTTACTCCCTCAAGTATTAGTTGTAAACATTTTTTCTTTTGTACTTAAGATATGAAACGCTCTGGAACACAGAACATAAAACTTGTGCAGCTCCTAATTGTAGTCATTTTTGTTTGGGGTTGCGCACCAATTAGGCCAGGACAGCAAGTCGACAACAACCAAAAAAGAATAGCAGAGGCTGAGAAAAAAGTTGACAAGACCACCGAAGGTATTGACAAAAACAATGCCAAAAGACAAGACCAAACGTCAACACTTGCCGCAGGAGCCCAATACTCGTTGTCGAAGGTAACAAACTCCTCTGTTGAAGTAGACACAGCCCAAAAACTGACGGAAAGGATCCTGTCCATTCAAGGACAACCTCAACTTGATGAACTTCAAAAGATCAAGAAAACAGTGGATCTTCTTAACTCAACGCTGCAGGAGGAAAGAGTCAATGGTCTTAAGCTGCTAAATGAGAGGGACAAGACCATAATCAGTCTTCAGAAGGAGAAAAGTGAGCTGAAAGACAGGTACGATCAGCAGATGTGGGATTTAGCAGAGAAAAGTAAGCAAGTAGCAAAGAAAGCTGATGAAAACCTCGCCACAATAAATGGCATGAACTCTATGTTTGGGCTTGGTGCGGTAATATACGGGCTAAAAAGGTTTTTTGTTTCTTGTGCCACTGGCATCATCATATTTCTTGCTTTGTTCCTGGTGCTAAGAATTCTTTCGATGACAAATCCTGTTTTTGCAGGAATTTTTTCAATTTTTAACCTTGTAGGGTCAGCTGTAATTGCAATGGTCAGAGGACTGACACCCAAAGCAATTGAACTGACTGGATATGTTGACAAAGCAAGTTCAGACGCCTTAAAGGAATCACTTACTTTTGTGGTAGACACCGTACAAAAATATAAAGAAAAAATGGTTGAAAACCCCAATGCCACATACACCGTAAAAGATCTACTAGCTGATTTGAATTCTGAAATGGACCAAAAACACAAGAATGTCATTGATGACATTCTTGTGGAACAGAAGTGGAAACGGCGTTGAGCTCATACTCAACCATTTCTCGAGCAAGATCGCCAAACTTTATTTTAGGCTCCCACCCAAGTTTTCTTTTGGCCTTGCCATAGTCTCCAATCAGGAGATCGACTTCAGCAGGACGGTAGTATCTGGCATCAATTTCAACATAGTCATGCCAGTTCAAACCTACGTGTTCAAATACTACTTCTAGAAATTCTCTGACAGAGTGAGTCTCGCCAGTGGCGATAACGTAGTCATCTGGATTTTCCTGTTGTAGCATGAGCCACATGGCTTGGACATACTCCTTCGCATGTCCCCAATCACGCTTAGCATCCAGATTTCCAAGTAACAACTTGTCTTGAAGACCCAACTTTATCTTGGCCGCGGCTTTGGCAATTTTCCGGGTCACAAAGGTTTCACCTCTGCGAGGAGACTCATGGTTAAAGAGAATGCCACATGATGCATGGAGACCATAGGACTCACGATAGTTGATAACAGACCAATGAGCAAATTGTTTGGCTACAGCATAGGGACTACGAGGATAGAATGGAGTGTTCTCATCCTGAGGAATAGCTTGAACTTTTCCATACTGCTCAGACGATGATGCCTGATAGAATCGTGGGTTTAGTCCAAGATTTCGAATTGATTCTAGCAAACGGACACAGCCAAGCCCAGTGACTTGAGCAGTATACTCTGGCACATCAAATGATACCCTTACATGACTCTGAGCTGCAAGATTATAGATCTCGTCAGGTGATATGGCCAGAAGCAATGTGGCTAGGTTTCCTGAGTCGGAAAGATCACCATAGTGAAGCTTTAGACGATCAAGGATATGGTCAATCCTTCCAGTATTAAAGCTAGAGGATCTACGAATAATACCATGAACTTCGTACCCTTTCTCAAGTAGAAGTTCAGCGAGGTATGAGCCATCTTGGCCAGTTATCCCAGTTATCAGGGCTTTCTTCATGGTTCTAAAGAACAGTTCTTAGGTTGAATGATCGTGGTAAACAGAGAAGCTGTAGATGTGGTCACAAGGGCAGACCGCGGCATTGAATGGTTAGACAGGTGCTATGAGTCACTTCTGCCTTTGAAAATTAACTGGACTTGGCATATTGTAGTGCGTCCACATTTCATCCATGAGGCCAGAAATCGTGGCTATGAAAGAACTGTTGTCCATTTGGCACCAAATCACCCAACAGTGCATGAGGCGCTCTCTGGCACAAACCAGTATTTGGCTAATGTTCCAAATACTGGTCAGTGGTTTTTCAACTTGGATGATGACAACCTGATGCATCCAAACTTTGATCAGTTGGAGCCAGTCATGGTCAACCATGACATAGTATTATTTTCGCAATTGGTCCATCCAGCGTCAGCAAGAGTTATTGTGCCTGAAAGGTTCTCACCAGGCTGTATCGACATGGCACAATTTGTGGCTAGACGAACAGCGATGGGTAGACTCAAGTTTTGGGAGGTCTACAGAGGTGACTCGTATTACATCCAAGAGCTGATGTTAAGAGCCAAAGGTGGTATGGGTTTCAAGGTACAACGGGTGGCCTATTTCTATGAAGTGGCCTCCTACTATAATGCCCAGAGATACCCATTTACTGACCGCCCCTAGCACTTCTTCGTGCAGCTTTGACGTAATACTCTGGATCTTCAGCTAAGTGATCCATAGCAATGGATTGAGCAATCTCCCGATCAGAGGTGTGCTCCATCTCCATGTCAGTGCCTTGAGCAAGAGCTTTAGCATCAAAGTCTTCTGGTACACGGGCTGTGGCACCAGGCAAGTGTTTGCCTTGAGCTAGATCACGCTGGGCAATGTAGATCTCACCATAGGCTTCAAGTTGGCCCGTTAAGGCTTGCCATTGATTCTGAGATAGGCTGTCTAGGTCTGATAGAGACTTCAATAACTCCATCGTCTTCTCAAGAGCAAAGGTAAGATCAGATGAACGATCTATAGCTTCCTCGTAAGGTTTGGCCTTAGCCGCAAAATGGGTGGCCGTTAGCTGTGATGCACCACCCTTCTCCTCAGCACTCTGCTGTATTTTTGCGGCTCCCTCCTTCCGAGTTGTAAGAAAGTCTTGGATGTCACCTTTCTCCTCGTTGAGAATGGCCAAAACGTGCTTTTTAAGATTCATAGCTTAAATACAAAGGGCCAGTATCCATATGGATACTGGCCCTACTTTACTCAGGGTTGTTAGCGAACCTCTTCGAAGTCATCGTCATCACTGTCCTCAGACGATTCGTCATCGTTGTCTGATGAATCTTGGCCATGAATAGCCAGTAGCTCGTGGGCTAGCTCACGAACTGTGGCATGGCGCTCTTCCATCTCAATCGACTCGTTGTCAATCGTGTCAAGAATTTCGTTGGCAATGTCAACCTCAGTGCGTTCCTCTGGGTTGGACATATCGGTCTCATCATGATCGTGGGCATGCATGTCCATGCTACCATCATCATCTGCATCAAGCTCAGAAGCCATATCAGAACCGGCAGCCTTGAGCAGATCCATGACATTCTCACCAACTAGGCGATTCACAACTTGCTCAGCGCGACTCTCAGTCTTCATGCTGCATCTCTTGCACTTGCCTTTGTTGTCTGTGCCACAGGTGCACTTAGGCATTTTGGCCTCTTCAACATCTTCAGTGTGATCCTTGGCCTTTCCATTCTTGCGCATAGCACGCAAGGCAGCAAAGTCAGGTGCGTCAATCTTCTTACGATTGCCAGCCATAGCCGCAATCTTCTGTTGCTTTGGTGATAGTTTCATATGTCCATCCTTATCTACATCTGATTCACTCACAGGATTGTACTCTTGAAAGTCCTCACGAGAACCAATCCATATTTTGTTTTGGTCACCCCAGTTGAACAGGGCGTCCCATGAAAGTGGCTTTTGAAGCAGAGTGTCAAACTTCTTAAGCTGAGATGAGTCCACATGTTTGGCTACGACATCTCTTTTCCTACGCAATTGATTATGAACGGACGTAGGAGATGTGGACTTGTCGATGCCTAAAAATATGGATGGACTCATAATTAAAGCTGAAGTAACTACTAGTCAAAAAAGAAAAGTTGAACCAGTCTTGAATTCTCAGGTGCGGCCCCATCAATCCCGTCATAGGAGGATGCCGAATGGATTAGCTTTGAATCCCAAATGACTAAACGGTTGTAGACACCACCAACACGGTCCACCAGCTCCCATGGCTCTGGCCTTGTCAGATTCTTGCCATTGCCATATGTTAGTTCCGCGGCTTTCTCAATCTCCTGATGAGAAGAGAAGCGATAAGACTCCAATGGGTGGTCAGGTGGTCTACGGCAACCTGAAGCTCTTGAACGCCAGAAACTGGTACCAGCACCCACAGGTGCATTGGGTGTCAGATAGATGGCCGCAGCATTGACCTGGTTGTCACTGTGCCAAACCAACGGGTCATTGTGGCCAGTTATTTGGAAGCAACCGTTGGCTGAACCAAGAGTCAGCCAATTGTTGATGGGACGTTGAAGCAGACGTTCGAACTCCTCCTTTACTCCTGGCCAGAGGAAGGTTTCTGCGGTCCTTTTGCCTTTGTAGAACTGAGGACTCTCTACAAACCTCTGGTCCAAAGCAAACTGACGCACGACATCTGGATCTTTTAGAAAGTTGTCAACGACCAGAAGATGTGGTGATCTTCGGTTGAAGATTATCTTAGGAGCAGCTGGAGTTGGATGAAGATCCGTGGCCCGTATCCACATCTTCTGGCCAGCGCCGCCCACAGCTGCGTAGTAATAAGGAGTGCCATTCTCCACTCGTGGAGCAACTGGCAAAATAAAGGCAGGTTCGCCTGTTATGCCGTTGACCACTGTCATTCCTGGAAGTACGTTCATACAAAATCTGGATTGGACCAAACCTCCTCAACGGAGTACTTGTCCTTTAAGAACACAACACCAGAGAGCTTGCGCTCTGCACAGTATGTGATGGCCGATTCAAGTCCTTCGTGGGAGACAGGGAAGTACTTGCTCATGGACTCCTTGGAGAAGTCCACCCATGGGTTCCGAACCGCGTAAGTTGGGTAGGTGGCACTCATAGACTGTTTAGGCAGCAGCGTGGATCTTGCGGAGCAGAACTTTGCCACAGGTGGTGCGAACCTTGTGAAGCTTGTACTTGTGGTCGTAGCCAATGACTTCGGCCGAGGTCTGCTCGTCGCGGAAGGTAACCATCACGCGAGTGCCGTGGGAGAGGATGTTTTCGCCGCTGGAGGTTTGAACGACAGTCTGCACAGAAACTTGTGTCTGCGCGTCAGGTTGAACTTGGACTTCACCGTTGACAACCAGGTCGACCTTAACGAGATGAGGGTCAGCGTCAGTCGAGGTATAGCACGTGTACTCGACTTCTTTGCGAACTTGTTCCATGAGAGTCTCGACGCTCATGTCGGCCATGGAGTCAGGAGTACCAAAGTCTTCGGGCATTTCGATGTGGAGGGTAATAGAGAGTTTTTTCATTGCGAGGTCAGTATACCTCGGGTCGAGAAACTTGTAAACAATTTTTGAGAAGTTTTTTCAAGAATTTTCGTCAGGCTGTTTTCGCTGCGTCCTGCATTGAAAATTTTGATGTTCCACGTGGAACAAGAGCAAGAAAAAAGCGCTGTCTTTTCGACAGCGCCTTGCTTGAGCGAGCTAGGTTCAGCGCACCACGGCAAAGAACTTGGACTCGCCGGAATTTGGCGCAATCTCAACTTCAACTGGGGCCTTGTGGCCAGGAGTTGGTACTTGAGGCCAGTTTCGGCAGATGGCCGTGTTGGCTCGGTTGACGATGAACAAGACGTCTCGAATCCAGTCGCCTGCCTCGTTCTTGACCTTGACTAAAAAGCCGTGGCCAACTTCGATTGTACCTTGAGGAATAATGCCTTCAGCTTGAAGGTCAGACAGGTTCCTGAGTTCGACGTTGCGCTTCTTAGCGTCAACTTCTGAGGGTGTACTAACTTTGGTTTTTGCCATACGGGATGGAGAACTATTTTCCAGGATTCGGAATCAAAAATCACGTGTGCTCCACATTTCAGCCAGCTGGTAGAAGGTACTGTCTTTGTTTCCAATTCGCTGTCCACATTTAGCAAGCATTACAAGATCCACAAGAGCTGATTGAACTGCATCTGAACTTCGACTGTGACTCACATCCTGTTGAACTATTTTTTCACCAAACGTGGAGATCATTTTTTGTTTGGCTTCGTAGCTGTTTGAGACCACAAGAACTTTGTTGGGCCAATCAGCTATCTTCTTTAATAGTGAAGGTGTTATTGGGTTGTCCTTAAAAAGACCATCGCTGAATCTTTCTTCCCTAATTCTCAGATGTATTCCTAGCGTGTTCCTGTCAATGTTGTAAGACGAAGCAGTGTCCAACAATCGTTGTTTTACTTTAAGACTATTTAACCACTTAGTAGATTCAGTCATGTCAAAGTGATCGAACTTCCTGTTACTAAACCCATCTGCTCCTGCTTTTATCAGAACGATATTTGACGTGTCTATTTTTCTATAGGCTTCAGACGCGTTATGGATCCATTGAACATCATGCATGACGTCCATCATCCAATAAAGATCCCATGCAGAAAACATGTCCAACGAGTCTTCGAACAAATCATCCCACTTTGCGCTAGTTCCGTCCTCACCGTTTAGTGGCCAATATACTTTGATGAGTCTATTTTCAGCCTTCGCTTTGGGGACACAGGTGGCGATGCCAAATAAACGATTGCATAGGCCACCTGTGGTTGCTACGTAGAGTATGGGTGTAAACTTACCCCAATCGCAGTAGTTCAACCAGTTGACTCGACCCTTGTCAATCTCTTCTAAACAAATGTTCGGATACTCATTCACAGGCGAATTAGAACCAGACCAAAGCGTCCATGGCTATCAAGTCCGACTGGCCCAACAACTTTAGAGTTTGTTTCAGCACCTAGTTTGCGAACACAGTCTGCTAGGTAGACATCGTGGCAATCATCCACATACATTGCTTTTCTAGCTAGTGAATAGGCTTTGCTGAGATTAGGAACTCGTTCTGCGTTACCATAGTCCCAGTAGACATAGTCTACTTCAGGGCATTTATCAATTGTGTGAATGTAATTGTCACCACCAACAACATACTTTACAGCTTCTAGATAACCTTTATCTGGATCAGTGCAGTAGACATTCTTTAGAAGCTTTCTAAAAATCCAAGAGGAAGCACCAGCTCCGGCGTTTAGTAGAGTTTCCTTTTCACCGATCATCCTTACAAACGCCTCACATGACTCAAAACTTGATGCTTGAGCATTGGGCAGACCAGTAAAGTATCCTCCATAAGTCAAGTACTCTTTTGGCGCCTTATCTCTAAAATCTCTAAAGTATTGGCAGTAGTAGTCAGAAAGATTTATTGGTTTGTCCATATGAGTTATCTAGTACAAAACACTTGTTAGGGTTGGCTGTAGGGCCATAGTTGAAGAAAGCATCAGAAGAAGTTTCATCCCATGAAGTCTTTGGAGTCCAACCACGGTTGTAGACCATAAGACTCATCAGGCTTTGATCGTGCCGACAAAAGAGAAAACGCGGGTCTGTCGAATCACTAGGATCTTTTTCACGTGAGCCAGAAAACAAACCTATCTTTGCATTTCTGCACAACTCATCCACAAAATTAGAGTTGCGGACGTGAAGACCCCAACAACCACCCACAACCTCAACTATGTTTTCAGCTGCGTCACGGCTTATGCCATAGTAATCCAAAGCCTTGTCTGAGCAAGTTTGAGCACAGTTAAAGCCGTTGTTTTGGAAAAAATAACCCTCTTCATTTAGGTGCTGTATGTAACGATCAGGACTGCTAGCGACATGTATGGCACTGTCAATCCAAGTAACCGTTTTGTATCCATTATCAAATGCCCATTTAGCAGCAAATGCCTTGAATGCATAAGGCTGTTCCGCGTGTGTTGGGGACCCAGGTGGTAGCTCATCTGTCCATACCATTACAGAGCCTGGCCACCATTTCTTTATAGATGGAGCACATCTATAAAGATTATTCGAAAAACCACCCGTTGCAACTGAAACTAGTACATTCATCGGTTTCTAAACCACTCAAGTGTGCTTCTGAGTCCAGTTTCAAATGGAACAGAGACCTTAAAATCCAAAGACGTGGCGAGCTCAGTTGAAGCTTTGCTGGTATAGATGTCACCGTTTCTTGGAAGATCGTAGTGTCTTTCTATCTTTGTGCCACATATGGACTCTAGCTGTGATAGTACTTCATTGAGTGTATGGCTCCGTCCAGTCGCAATATTGATAGATTTTCCAATCACATCTGAATTTGTGGCTGCGTGTATGTTGGCCTCAACGATGTCAGACACATACGTAAAGTCACGGCATTGTCCACCATCACCATGGATTGTTACTGGCTTGTTGTGAATGACAGCCTCGCAGAATTTGGATATGACACCAGAATAGGGTGATGATGGAGACTGTCGTGGTCCAAAGACATTGAAGTATCTCAATGATACTGTGGGTATCATGTGATACCACCAGTACATTTGGCAGTATTGCTCTGAAGCATACTTCTGAAGAGCATAGGGCGTCTTGGGCTTAGGGCACTGATTCTCGCTGCAGAAACCCTCGTGTGATCCATACACAGCCGATGTAGACGAAAGCACCACTCTTTTGACATTGTGTCTTCTACAAGTCTCCAGAAGCACAAGAGTTGTGTCTAAGTTGTTTATGTTAGACGACCTCGGATTGTTGACGGACAGAGAGACACTTGGGTTAGCGGCTAAGTGAAACACCCAATCAGTGTACTCAAAAGCCTCTTCAACTTCATCAGGATCAGAGCAGTCGCCACCACCTGTGACAATGAATTTTGCTGCAGGATTATAGTTCCTGCCAGTGGTCATGTTGTCAAGCACGGTGACCTTGTGACCATCTTTCAATAGCCTATCAACTAAGTGCGAGCCTATGAAGCCAGCACCGCCAGTCACGAGAACGTTCTTGGTCATCATAAAAACATTACGGGATGATCCGTGCAAATGTGGCCAGGAGTTTTTCTAGGTCCATTGTCATAGTCAATAACTTGTTGCTGTGTTATGAGTGGTATGATGGACTCTTGAGTGTATGTCAAAGACAAATCATGAATCCACAAGAGTCCATGGCTTGTCACAGTGAATGGATCACCCACATGACAGAAGGAGTGGAACTTGTGCCAGACTTGCGTTTGTGTGAGAACATCCCAGTCCTTGATGTGAACTAAAAGGTTTGGATGCCGCTGTTCAAGCCATTCTATCTCGACAGGCCATTGGGCATAATCATGGCCTAGCCACAACTTTCCACCTTTGTAGCGAATGTCGATCTCAACCACAAAACCCCACTTGATGGCTTGATCAATGTAATCAGGGGAGTTTTCACGCTCTGGTATCGGACCATCAAGATTTCCACGGTGTGAGATGATGCCACTCATAACATTCCGGCCAGATTCACAAGAGTGTTTAGGGCTGCTTCTTGTTTAGCATAGGGTCTTGCACAGTGCACGTCAACAAACTCACCAGAGGCGACCCTGTGCGCATCATAGCTGTAGTTTGATGTGCTATCATTCCAAGCACTGCGGTCTACACGATGCCCATTATTTGAGTTGTTGTATGTGCGACCCATATAGCTAACTTGTTTAGCTTGAATCGCATACCATAGCTGCTCAGAGGTATACATCTCCTCTGAAAGCCAATAATACCAGTAAGGGTTAGACACAGCATCTTCACGAGAACGGCCTTCAGCAACTCCCATGCCGTACCTGTGAGACTCAGCAATTCCGCGAACAAGTTCAGAGAAACTCTGATTTTTACGGAAGATTTCAAATAACTTGCCTTTGGCAACATGGTAATGTCCAGGGATATCTGTCCCTGGATTCTGTCTTGTGCCCAATACTTGTGGGCCTTTAATTAGAAAACCATTGGCCATGCCAAGTCTTGGAAGTGATATTCCGTCGTGGTTTAAGTTGACATAGGTGTTTTCAGGTATGTCCTGAACATTTGAGGTAAACCAAGCTTTTTGTAATGGAACCATGTCAATATCGCCAATAAGCCAAGTGGTTTCTGGCTCAGATGTTGGGTAGTAAAACTTCGAAAGGATAAGCTGTAGGATCCACGGCAAGTCAGGATCAACGGTCATCTCAACAATTTTTCCATGGGTCTCAACCATGCCTGCGTCTTCCTTCTTGCCAAACAGCAAACACACCGGCTCAATACCCATTTTGGTAAACACTTTTGACTGAATGTTCCAAAATGGACCATACTCAGCTGATGCCGAGCAACTGAAGACAACTTTATCAATTTTCATACGAAGATAATTTCAGGCCAATTTTTACCGTTGCTAACAAGGGGTTTTATTCGTTCAAAGTCTACAAGTGATGGGTGATAGTACCAGTCCTCATAAATGCAGTGGTCGTTGGCCACATCAGAACAGGCTAGACGGTAGCCATGACTCTCTATGATCGATCTTGAGATGTCGCGAATTGGAGTTTCTACGCCAGGACAACGCCATTCAGGCCCATCCTTATGCCTAAAAAACTCGTGCTCAAATGTGATTAACGAAGGAAGAAAATCTTTGCCGAATGGCAGTGACTTAAGGCAAGCTAAAGTAACTCTAGCAGGCTCAAGGTCTATTGACATGTAGTCTATAGGACCTTTCATCAGATTAAAATCTTCGTTTGTCAGCTTCGTGCAGTCTCTTACTAGGGCTTTAGTTTTTCTAAAATTTGGGTACAAGTTTACAAATTTTTGATCAATGTCAAATGATAAACCTGTCCAGTCATAATTCTTTTCAAGAATGTAGGTGTTGTTTATTTCAACTGGGTGATTGCAACCAAGATCAATAAAACGGCCATTGCGTTTACCGTTTAAGGCCATCAAAACAAAGAGGTCTTGTCCAGCCTGAGAGTTAAATTCAGGGACCTCACATTCACCATTGATAGGAACAGCGAGTTTCATTTTGGTACATTTTTCAGTAAATCATCAACAATTGATTCAGCCACAAGTGGTGTGTTTCGCCTGTCGCTAAAATCAATGCTATCAAACGTTATGTCGGGTGAACAAGCCACAATGATACCATCAAAACAGAAAGACTTTTCCGCGTCAGCCTCAGCTATAATTCTGTAGTTGTGGGTTTTTAAGATATCAATGCAGTTTTTGTGTAGTTCATCACTGTGTGATGATATAAAAACCCAATCTATGGCTCTTCTGTTCAAAGACTTAGAGGCTCCTCTGAGCATGTCAACCTCAGAACCCTGAATGTCTGCATGCAATATAGACAGGCGTCGTCCATTCTCAAGAAAGGGATCAACGGAGAAAGCGCAAGGAGAAACGTAGTCGTTTATGAATTTTCCAGTCAAGCCATTCTTATTGAAGTTGTCACGGCCAAAATCCATGTATTGAGAATTGGGTTCAACCATAGTGCAAACACCCTCTGGATGTTGCTGAAGAAACCACATCGAGTAGAAAGACCAATAGGCTCCTAATTCCAGCATCGAAGGTTTTGGGTCTTTTATGGACTTGATGACTTCTTGAAAAGCATACTCCTCCTGTGGTTCATGAACACCACCATTGATCAGCATGATATCGAAGAAATTACCAAGTTCAGGACCGTAGTAACTGCCATACTTTACTAGCTGTCCGTTGTGCATGGTGACCCAGCCGTCATCAAGCTTACCTGCATTTGGGTGCTTTACTATGAGACTGTTCATAGGATCAGAAACAACGACCCTAAAACGGTCATAGAATGGGTGGTTAGTCATAGAAATTTTTCTAGAGTATCCGTGTAAACGTTCTTTATAGGTACACCGCCGATACAAGCTGCGTAGTTGCTAAAAGCTGAACTTCTCATAGACTGTATCAACAGTCTTGACCGTGATATAGCTGCTAAATCGTAATAAGTGGACACAGACTTGTCCATCTTTGGAAGTTTGATAATGTCACAGCCCAGATCAGAAACAAAACTCTGGTATGTCTCCAGGGCTAAGTCATCATCTGAACATATGAAGAATCTTCTGTGGCCCTGAGCAATGGTTTCTTCAACCGATTTTCTGGTTCTCAGGTTTAAGTCGTCCAACTCACTCTCACTGATCATCAAGCTACACTCACGTACAGGCCTTACCTTGTCAGTTCGACGTATGTGAATAGACACGTAGTCTCCAAAATCAACAGATGTTCTGACTACTTCCGGCTTGTAATCACACTCATCACACACTTCTCGTGCAACTTTAAGCACGTCCTCTAGACTGTATGATTTAAGGTGGGTTTTAGCAAACCAAGCAAAATCTGGGGAACCAATTCCAACTTGAGTGTACCACCATGGACTTGTCTTAGGCAGTGTCTCATGACCATCCACAAATTCAAAGCCAGTGGGCAGTATAAGATGGTCAAGAACATTGGAGAGAAGAATGTCTTTCTTTCTAAAATCAGGAGGCGTGCCGCCAGGTATGGAATATGACGGCCATGGAACTTTTACTTTGGAATAGCCATGAATTCTGGCATACACAGCTATGAGTAACATTCCGCACAGTCTGTCACCAAGACCACTCTTATTGAAATCAGGAACGGTTAGAGTGGACATTCCAGTATCCCTTCCAATATTTGAAAAGACTTAACAAGTCCTCTTCGTTCTTGATGTTTTCGTTACGGACAATAGTGGCCCAAGCCTCAAAGTTTTCAACCTCAGTTGGCGTTCCTAAAATGGCCACGTGACTTGTATCGAAATATCGAACATTCAGGCCAGCCTCAACCATGGGATTAAAGGCCAGTGTGACATAGTACTCACCATTGTAGTTTATGTCTCGCCTGACAGTCTCATCGAAGAAGTGCTTCATGAGACCACCTGTGCGAAAATAATAGACGCCAGATGATGCATGCTCCTTCTTAGGGTCATCTGTGAAGTGAGCTTTTTCTTTGACTTCTAAGACTCGTCCATCTTGCTCTCGTACAAAAGCCATTTTTGTCGAGCTGAGAGTATGAGGATGAAAGCCACTGTGAGTGATAAGGCACCCATCAGCTTTTGTGGTGTGTGCAAAAGATATGAAGTCCTCAACACTCCACAAGACCATTCCATCACAGTATGAGACGATAACTTCTTCTTCATCTCTTATCAGGTGATATGCCGCCTGTACAGTGTGAATTGGGCCTCTCTTGTGTGAAGGCATTGACACGACTTCACTATACGGGCAAATTTCCCTGAGTGTTTCCTGAATCTTGAACTGATCAACATGAACATCGTTGCAGATAAAGACAAAATCGTCTTTATCTCTATCAAACATTGAAAGAACGTACTCAACGATACGTCGCATGTCAGGACGTATTCGTATTAAAGGCTTGGGGTCTTTGTAGCCTTTCTCTACAAAGCGAACGCCTAAACCAGCCATTGGCACGATAACTTTCATGCTTTAGATTCAGCTTCAACCACTCTTTTTGTAATGTCCTTGCGACCGTGAGTGTCGAAAAACTCAACTACTTTTGGAACAGGATAACCTGCACAACCCAAATGAGGTATGAGTGAATCAAAGTCATTCGCAATGACTTCAGCTGGAATATCACTATGAGTCTGAGACTTTACAAAAGTGTAGCAGTGTTCGACCTGAGCATCAATTGGCATGCCACTAAATCTGTGGCAGCACAGGTCATGTGGGTAGAAAAGAGGGAAGATCTCATGTGATTGAAGATTCTGATCGGGTCCACCAGAGGGATTATCCAAGTTGTACTTTGGACCAGTTGAAACAAGCTCCTCCCATGAGCGCCATGGAGTAAGGGCTTTGAACCTGGCAGCATTGAAACTGACAAGACCTCCCATCATTGGCACACAGTGTGCTGGATTGTCATTTAAGCAATGAAGAGTTCGTCCACTTTGGATAAACTCTTCAGTGGCTCTTCTATCTTTGATGGTGGGTGATGCATCAATATCTCGACACATCACATAGGAAACGTCATCGTCCCATATGGGCAACAATCTCCAAAGCATTGACCTACAAGTGCTTTTGTTCTCTTCAACATACTTAGCTGTCAAAAGCCCAGCGTTCTCATAGGCCCTGAGATACTTGCTTCTCTCCTCGTGCTTTGTGGAATCAACATGGATCCTAAGCTCCCAGTCTGGGAAAAGATTGTGATGAGATCTTACCAAGGCTGGGATAAAGTCCCAGTAAAAGTCACGGGTGGTGCCGTTGGCCTCGGGTCTTTTGCCAAATAATGCGTAGCTTGCGACTTTCTTCATAGGTTAAAGAACATTCATCTAAGCAATCTCCTCTGAAGATGTTCCAAGAGGTCCTCCTCAGTCATGACGCGGTCAAATCCAGCAACCTTCTTGCTATCACACTTCTCGCAAAATGCTGGCTCATCACAGTTGGTATCAGACCAAGGTTCAACTCTTAGGATTTCTCCATCTGCCCTGTGTATGGTGACTCGGTAGATCATGTCATGTAATTGATGAGGATTTCTTTACCAGCAGGTATGAACTTGACAGCTATGAATCTATAAACTCGATTGACTTCATCCGTTACCCATGTGGCATCATTGTTGTCGGAGTGATTGAACATCGAACCCAGACCAAATACCACAGCATGACAATTTGTGTTTCGCATGGGCCAACAGAAAACATAGCGGAAAAGGTTTGGATCTTGAGTTGGTGTTTCAAGAGTTATGAAATGACATTCCTCAAGAATCTCACCTGGCTGTATGTCAGAAGTAGCAAAGACACCTCGACCATGTATGGGTGAATCCCTGGCCTCTATCTTGCTAGACTTGGTTAAATTCATGGTGCTGACGGTGGGACTCGAACCCACACTCTGTTAAGAAGGGGATTTTAAGTCCCCTGCGTATGCCGTTTCGCCACGTCAGCTTACCAAAGCTTTCCAATAGAGAACGCGGGCTTTAGTTGCGTCTTTATACTAGACGTTGAAACGCCTTGGGTTCTTTCGATAAGATGTAGCCTGTCAGGGCTAACCTGATAGTATTTTTTAATGTACTCTTCTTTTTCTCTGCCAGCCACAACATAATCTGCAGACAGTTTGTCAAGAAGACCGTCAGTTACTACAAGGTCTGCGTTCTCGTACACGGCATCCACATATTTGCATGACTTGACAATCTCAAGACGATCTTTATAGGGGATGGTGGGCTTGTTTTTGTATGTGGCAACATCCTCGTCATTGTGTACGCCCACTACCAGTTTGTCAAAGTTGTCCTTAATTCTCTTGAACAAGTTTAGATGACCGATATGGAACATGTCGTACACACCATAGGTGTAGGCAGTATAGTAATCCTGGGGAACTACTACATTAACTTCAGGGCTGTACTTTTGTTTTTCTACCATGAAGTCATCACCATATCTAAATTTAAGATACTGATTAACATGGCGTGGACAATTAAAAGTAATGTCCTCAAGTGTCACCTGCTCCAATTCATCATAGAAATGTTTAGGAGTGTATATAGCTTTCCACATTGAACTTTGCACGATCTTGTTCTCAATGTGCCAAAAGTAAAGGTCAATGTGGTACATCGTGAACTCTGGATTATCACGAGGGTACAGACACAGATACTTGTTTTGGTGATGATGCATTATGTAGTAATCATCTCTAAGAAGCTTACATAGTGTATCACTATTAAATTTTTCTGGTTCAAACAGAACGCTAACGTCTAAGTCATGGTCATGTGTTATGACTTTATTTTTCCTGTAAGCACCAAGAAGAGTTCCATAATCGAGCCAACACTTGATGCCATTTCTTTCGAGTATTGACACCAGCTTATTAAGCTCGATTACATCATTCTTCCTACGATCTGTGTTTGGAACATATTGTTTTTCCTGGATAACTGTCGCTAGACTGTGATCTATTTCCATACGTTTCTTAGCGCTTGTTACGACACCTCATAACCCATAACTGTAGAAAACTGTGGTTAAAATTATCGAATCCAACCCGTTATCGCGTAACGTGATTGGCTTACACCAGGAAGAATTGGCGTTACAGCATGCGGGGTTTGGTTGGCGCCAACGCCGAATATGGCCAGTCTGTTGAATGTAGGAGGCAAGACTGACATGCTGCCATCTGGGTTGTGAGCTACATACAGTCCACCCCACGACGAGTTCCAATTCTTTGTCAAGTGATAGACAAAAGCCAAGCGGCCATTAACGTCATCACTGTGTGTAGATAGCCACGAACCACCGCTATACCTGTTTGCAAAACACTCATTGACAGTCGTCAACTCCAACCCTGTGACGCTGTTAAGAAAGTCAAGAAAGGGTTGTGACTTTATGAAGCGAGCAGCTTCACAATACAAGCAGGAGCACAACTCATGGTGATCACCATTTGTACGGTAGAATGAGTAAGAGAATCTATTGTAGTCCAACGCGTGAAGGGCTGAATTCCTAGATCGCTCTATGTAGTAGTTGTTTTCTTTTGCACAACGGTGTAGTTCCATTGAGTTCTCAAGATTTTGGTTTGGCCATGATGAGGCAAACCACCAATCTTCAGGCATGGTCTTCAAAAAGCCCAACAACTTCTCTGCAAAAGATTCTTCCAAGAAGTTGTCTATCACCAGACGCTCACGCTTCAGGTAAGTGTCTCTATAGAGTGGTAGGTCTAGTGGATTGACAGCGATCATGGCAAGAAGAACTAGGCCAACGACTCATTAGACGCCAAAAACTTTTGGGCAAAAGCTGTGTTGCGTCCAGTCAGCTCTTTCTTCTTGCCATTTAACACGGCTGTGCGTTTATACTCCTGTTTCATCTTGTCCTTGTCAGAGCGCAAAACGGCATCAACCATCTTTGGAAAAGATTCCAATCCACCAAGGTTGAAGACATAGTCAATCAACATGTGGTACTGATCGGGTGTAAGACGGAGGTTTACCTTATACTTTTTACGGATGTAGTCGTCAACCTTCTTTTTGGCGTTAAGAATGTCTTGGGCCAAAAGCTGCTCGACTTGTTGATCAGTCAAACCTGTCTTGGCTATTCTCTTGTACTCCTCATCAGACTGAAGATGGTGGCCATAACCAACATTAAAGCCACCAGAAGGATCTTTGTGAGGAAACCAGCGACCATTCTTAAATCCGGCTTTTCCTCTATTTTCAACTGCTTTTAAGTAGTCAATAAAGTCCTTACTTAGGATTGGATCTGACTTTTGAACAGTTTGATGGATGGCTGGTGGCTGAGCTGGCAAAGCAGCCACTGGAGCTTCTGTTATCTGATCAATAATGCGCTTGGCTCGTTGCATGTCATAAATACAACGGCAAAGAGCTAGTCTCTGCTTTTAGCTAGAATAAGACCATTAGGGCTTTGCATGTTTGCAAGCAGATAAGCCCACTGTCTCCTTGGCACCTGGGTTTGACCCATGTATTCTGCTTGGCACTGGTCTTCCCACACGCCAAGGCGTCCCCAAGGCGAATCCTGGCGTCTCACAAGAGCATCAATAGCTTCCTGCCCATTTTCAGCAATGACAAATGCACTCAATCCATATGGACCAGTTACGTCAAAGATTGAGAGCTCAAGAGATTCACCTGCATGTTCAAGTTTCTTGAGAGAGGTTGGATTTGGATTTTGCCAAGGTAGTGGAGTCATGGGACTTTCTTCTTTAGATCTTCTAGAGTGTAAATTCCTTCGCTAAGAACAACCTTTTGGTTTGAAAAAATCAATGTCAACCTTGACTTGACATTGATTTGAGGTGCAGTCATGGGCCGATCCAAATAATGGAAATGGCCGTTTTTGTAAACGAATTCTGCTGGAGACAGCAATTTCATTGGAGGGTGTCAATCACATTCTGTAGGTTTCGAATCTCAACCATATATCTGGCTTTGATCTCCTTGAGTCTTTGAAGATTATCTACAGTAGGGTTTTTCCTGCAATCTTGAATTGCAGCTTGCTTTTGCTTCTTCAGCCAGGAGTGAACACTCACCATTGTCTTGTGTTGATCTTTGTCCATAAAATGAGAACATAAAAAAGCGGAGCCTTTCGGCTCCGCTTTGTGGCTTGATTTCTAAGCTTTAGTTTTTCAAGGTCCAGATCGCCTTGCCTTCGGCGTTGTAAGCACGACTCACAAGATTCTTATGAGTCATGTACAGATAAGTGACAGCAGTCGCTTTCTTGACATTCATGTGCTCAACGAAGTTTTGAATCGTTGCGCCCTGAGGATAGAGGTCACACACAGCTTTGAGTCGGTTAATCATCGGCTCAGTGTTGCGATTGCGGCTAGGCTTGGTCTTGGAGGCCAGTCGCTCTTGAGTGGCCATGAACTCGTCACCGAGCACACTGCGCAGAGTTGAGTCAATCTCAGCGATTTGAGACTTGATCTCGTCTCGACGAGCAACCAAGGCTTCGAGCTTGCTAAGCTTGGCTCGGAACTTAGCGATGTCAGCGAGGATTGCGGGGGTGGAGGTGGAGGTGCAGTTGATTTTCATTGCTTTACTGTTTATTTGTTTTTGTTCGTTGACTAATCTCCGTCAACTTGAGGTCATTCTGACTCAAGAGACCTGAGTTGTAAACAAATTTTTGAGAAAAAGTGAAGGTTTGTCCCATGCATTGTACTCCAGACGCGACTGGCATTGAATTTTTTGACTTACGTCGACCAAGATTTTACTCGAAAATTGCTTGACTTTGTCTTGCCAGGCGTAGTGTGCGTCATGGAACTCGTTCTGGGTCTTGAAGTTGATCCTCCTTGGAGGATTACCGACGTGTTTGTAGACGTGCTCAGGATTGACCGCGACTTGTAGCTCACACCCTTGGGTCGTCATGATGAAGGTGTCCTTGGCGTAGTCAGCCAGAGGCTTCAATGAATCTTGGAATTTTTCGAGTGTCATGCGAACAAAGCTTCGATTGAAAAAATTTCTAGACGATCTTCATGGCGAGTCACCGCAAACTGCCACTTGACTTGATCTTGGAGAGAGGCCGAAAGAAGTCTTTTCGCCATCTCGCCAGTCTCAGGATGTGCCTCAAGAAATCCGATTCGAGCTTGGTAGTTGGACTCATTGAGTCGAGTGACATCAGTGATGACGTGAGTAGGTTTTCCAAAAGTCAAATTACAGTAACCTGTGGTCAGGTACAGACCATTTTTGACTTTGTTTTCAAAGGCGATGAAAGCTTCGTCGAACTCGGCCTGTGTGATGGAGACAGAGTCTAGATCAGGCTTCAGAAGCACTGTGATCTCGTTCAGGTCGGTTTTCATATCGAATGTATCGCTTGTACGTGGAGGGTTCCGCAAGAGCTGCTAGTGTCCCTACAAACCTAGGAATGTGAAGGATCTCAGGCATGCCGTCACGCATGACGACAACGCCTGCAGGTTCGAATGAACCATCCCGTTCCTTAAGTGGTGGAAGTACACCAAAGGAGAACAGCACGCCGTCAAGTAGACTTCCTCTATTTCTTACACGCAAATGCTGACGGATTTTGTTTGACAGAAACCTTTCTAGGATATCTACACTGTCAAAAGGATCGCTAGTTACCGTTACTTTGGTAAATGGTGAGTATGTACGAATAGTAATCATTGGCAAAGTTCGTTGCAAACAATGTCTGTCGCTTGAACCATAGACAGACCTCTTTGTGCTACTTCTCTCATGTAGGAGCTGATGTGGTTGAGAGCATCTGAGTCAAAAAATTTGACCTGTGAATTCTTTCTGCGGACGATGGCCACACAGCCGTCACCCTTGCACCAGATTTCTCCATATCGTCCAGCAGATACCAATCCATAGCCACGTGGCAATGACAAGTCTCTAGAGGATCGAACCACGCGCAACTTGCAGAGACGTGGCAGACTCACAACTTTGTTTGAAGAGCCTGGCTCTGGATCAAATAGCTTTACTTGGATGTGTTTATTTTCCTTTGGATTTTCTACACGTTTCTTCTGACGTGTAGAGACCGTCGACATAAGCACACCATCCAGGTTACTTGTCTCAGGAATCAGGTTTAAGCTGTCGAGAATGGCCTTCACAAAGAGTGTGGGGCTTTTTACGCTAACCCCAAGCGAGTGTCACTTACTCAGCAATGATAGGAGTGATCGACGTCTTGTTAGGCACAACCTCGTAGATGCGAACCTGGCTGGCAAGATCAAAGTCAGTGTAGCGACGCTTGTCAAAGTCAGGCTTGGGAACCACAACAACTTCAGTGGAAAGAGGGTTGTTGATGCCAAGCTTGTCAGCAACCTGCTGACAAGCCTTGAAGAACGCAGTGTAGTGAGACTCACAGAACTCACCACCTTTCAGGAAGGCTTTGCTGTCGAACTTAGCTTTGCGAGTCTGGATGACATAGTCATTGACATCAGGCTTGGTGCCGTCATTCTTAAGCACAGAAGACTCGAACAGGTTGACAACGGTCTCCTCTGCGAGAGCAGGATAGACAGCACTGAGAGTAACACGCACAGCAGAGCCAGTCTCGTCGACAAGCTTGACTGACTTGGTGTCAGCTGATTTTTCGCTGACATTCATGGCAAACACCTCGCGGCTGCCTTCACGCTTGATGATTGGCTCGATCTCAATGATCTCAGCTTCAGCTCGAGCAATTTCGGCCTTAGCTGTATTGAACCGCTGAATAAGCCGAGCGTGTGCGATGTGGACAGTCTTGATGTCACTGCCAGACTTCTTGGCAGTTACGTCCTTGGCATTGGTCTTGATAGTCTTGAGTCCCATAGTGTCTAGTAGGTTTGTTGTTCTTGTTTTTAACCGTGGAGTGAGTATACCCAGGTCCTAAGAATCTGTAAACAAAATTTTTCAAGTTTTTTCATGCAGCTGTCAATTGTCATCCCGGTCTACAACCCGGCGCATCTTGAGTCCAAGATCACGGAGTTTCTCGTGCCTCAACTTGAGTCTTTCAGGCGAAACTCCCATCTTGGAAGCATGGAGATAATTTACGTCTGCAATGGATGCACCCAGAAGACAGCTGACGCGCTTGCTTCCTTTCAAGACATGCCGATCAAGGTGCTGTGGTTTGACCAAGGCATTGGCTTTACACGAGCAACCAACGAAGGTATCAAGTCTTCAAAGGGTGACATTGTTCTCATGTGGAACGATGACGCCATACTCCTAGACTATCTTGACTCAACTCGACCAGGTGGTGCAACTAAGGATTCATGGAAAAATATCTTGTTGAGTCCCTTTGCCGACGAGAGAGTTGGGATCACTGGTACACATGAGCTCTGGTGTGAGAACAGCCAGTCCTGGTTTTTTGTGGGTTACTGCGTGGCCCTGAAAAGAAAGATGCTAGAGAGCATTGGCTTACTAGATGAAGTATTTTCACCAGGTTCAGGCGAAGACATTGACATCTGCATCAGAGCTAGGATTCATGGGTGGAAGACAGTCAATGTGGACCCCACCCGACACAAGATGGTCTATGAGGGCCGTCAACTACAGACAAACGAATATACCTTTCCAATTTGGCATGTAGGTGAAAGCACATTCCACAACTGGGACGCTAAGAATGACTTTAACCCTGAATCTAGATGGGCCAAAGTTTTTGCGAGAAATGGTGAGATTTTAAGAAATCGTAGGTTGTCAGGATACTACAAAATGGTAGGTAAACTGGAACCTACAGTTCCTAGGCTTCAACCCATTAAAAAGTCAGTGGTTGACTTGTTTTAGGCAACTCTTTTGAGAACCATCCAGTATCTATCATACTTGTCGATGGTCTGACGTGGTACATCACATGTCCAACCTCTTGCCATAATGTAGTCCATGGCTTTTCGTACATTCACGAAATGGCCATCATTCAAGATTAGCATTCCACCTTCTTTTACCAGCTTGGGAGCTATGGTGGTAATAAGATCGTGCCTCTCTTTAGAATCAGCTGAGTAGGCATTTACAAACACGACGTCAAATTCAGGACCTTGTTGTCCTAAACTTTTGATGTCGCAGACTTTTACGTCAAGACCCAGACGTTGAAGAAAGTTGTATGTGCCATTGGCAGCTTCAGGATCATCTGCAATGGTAGTATCAAATCCACAGGATTTTAGAACAGCTGATACATAGTTTGATCCAATCTCAAGAGCTTTTCCTGGTGGAGTCTTTTTAAGCATATCTTCAAGCCATAGGCATCCCTCAAGAGACACACTGAAGATTGGATTTTTTACTGAAAGTGTGTAGGCCTTCCAAGAAGAAATTATGTCAATGCTTTTGTGTGGTTTAGCTTTATTCGCCTTAAACCCGTTGGCCAGACGACTCTCGTAAAGTGACTTTCCACTTAACCAGCGTTCATGAGACGAATGAACTGAGTCCACTGAATCAGACTTTCTTTTAAGGCATGTTGGGTGAATGTGCTCAAAAAGTAGCGTTCTGGCGTCAAGAACAATGTTGTCCAATTTTGCATGCTCTGTCAGGTCTGTGTCACAGAAAGTTGATTCATACTCGGGCCAATAGACATAACCTAATTCTTCATATCGAGCTCTTGTGATTATGGGTAGTGTGATTGGTTTGTTCTGAGCTGAGTTGTTACAGTCATTTACTCTGACAACCCATCGTTCATTGATCCAATTGGACTTTATAGCGATCAAGTCAGAGTCCCAATTCTGAGGAGGAACAAAGTCGTCAGAAATGACTATCAAGACTTTACCCTTGGTGGCTTTAGCTGCCGCATTCCAGGCTTTTACAGCATTGAAAGGCTCATGGTTCTGTATCACAACAAATGTGTTGACCAGGTGTCGGCTGAGCTCTTGAGCCTCATGAACTGAAGCCATGTCATTGGCATCAACACCAATGACAAACTCTACAGCTTTTCTGTTTTTGGCTTTTTGCAGCCAATCTTCAACCACAGCCTTTATGCACCATGATCTTCTAGTTGCGTAGCAGATTGAAAAGATAGGCTCATCAGATGACTCATAAGCCGACACTTTTTCAGTGTTGTTCTTAGCCTTTATATGTGCTATGGCACTTTGAACGTCTACTCTGTGGGTTCTGTTTGAATTATGGGCCCTGTAGTGATAAAGATATCCAGGAGTTCTCTTGCCCTTGTGTCCATTTAGGCCCATCCTAAGCCACAGATCGTAGTCCTCCATGCCATAGTCTACTTCAAAGCCGCCGACCTGGTGAAAAACTTCTCGCTTGAATAGAGCTGAGCAGAGAATGTAGTTGAACTCCTTAAGACGGTTGATGTCCCACTCATGAAGAATTACACCATTGTCTATGGTCTTGTCTCCTGTCTGGCCAAAGTGCCAAAAATCGGTGTAGGTCAAGGAAAGAGATGGATCACTATCAAGGGTCTTGACACATTCACTCAGGAATGTTGGCTCAACCTTGTCATCAGCGTTGATGAAACAGCAGTAAGTTCCAGAGGCAACATTGACTCCCGTGTTGGATGCGACACGTGTTCCCTGGTTCTTTGAGAATGTGACCGCTTTGTCTGCAAGATGTCGAACTAGCGAAGATGACCCATCAGTTGAAGCGTCATCTACAATTATCAACTCATAATCTTTGAATGTCTGATTTCGTATACTGGCCACACACTCATACAGATACCGTCCGTAGTTGAAATTAGTGACTATAACTGATACTTTTGGAACGCCCATACCATGAAAGGAGAACGAATTACGGTTTGTGTTTTTGGAAAAAAGGAAGACTTTAACTGGACATCGGGTCCAGCTCCTGACTTTGAAGAAAATGGATACACCATAGTTTATTATGACAGTGATGCGTCCTTGAATGAAGCTATAAAGACCTGGAATCCGCATATCTTCATAACTTTTGGTCCATGGGAAAAATACACAACTTTGTTGTCAGCACCATTTGAGATACGTCAAAGGTGGCTAGATGGAACCCACTTCTCTCCTGACGCTCTTGGCAAATTCATCATGTCAAAATACATGGAATTTGCTTTGAACTTGAACCCAGACAATCCAAAAGTTTCTGTTTTTACAACTGCTTACAAAACAGGAAGTAGATTCTTTCGCCCATTGAAGTCTATGTTGGCTCAAACGTACACCAACTGGGAATGGATTATTGTGGATGATTCTCCTGGCATGGAGAATTACGACTATATTCAATCAGTGGCAACTGATGCCAGAATACGTGTGTTTAAGCCCCATCTTACTTCAGGACGCATAGGTGAAGTGAAACGTTGGGCTTGTGCGTTGACCACTGGAACCATAGTTGTAGAATTAGATCACGACGATGAACTCACAGACACTTGTCTAGACTGGATTGTCAAGGCGTTTAAGATGTATCCAAACGCTGGATTTGCATACACAGACTGCTGTGAGGTTTGGGAAGAAACTGGAGAGAACTTTGAGTATCCACCTGGTTGGGCTTTTGGCTTTGGGTCTTATCGCGATGAGGAGTACAAGGGCAAGATTTACAGAGTAATGAATTACCCTGAAGTCAATGCCAAGACTATCAGACATATTGTTGGTTGTCCAAATCATGCCAGAGCATGGCGTAAAAACTTGTATGATGCCATTGGTGGCTTCAATCAAGAGATTCATGTAGCTGATGATTATGACTTACTTGTCAGAACATTTCTGACAACAAAAATGATTCACATCAAGAAGTTTGGATACATACAGTACAAGAGTCAGGGATCACAGACATACGTTCGTAACCGTGAAATACAACGTCTGGTGAGGTATCTGAAAGAATACTATGACATACACATACACCAGCGATGCCTCAGGCTTGACGATCCTGATATTGTGTGGCAGGAAGACAAGAAAGCTAGTAATCTTGATATCGGAAAACCCTCTGATTTTAGACCACTTAGCTTAAGCTATCCATACCCATGATGTGGGTTTTATAGCTGGATATAAGCATTTGTGAGTAGTCATAGGTTTGACCTTCGATGTCAGAATGACCCTTAGACTGTATACATAGTAGCTCACGTGGGGCAAAGCACTTACTGTACATCTGAATGCAACGAACAAGAAACCAGTCAATAGATTCGAAATTATTCGAAAACTGCACAATCTCTGACTCAGAAGAAACCTTTAATTCTTCTAATACCATTTTAATGCCTTTTTGAGAATAGGCTATGGCATGAGCACAAAATCCAGTCTGTACTCTTACTAGATTTTTTGAGAAAGATACAGCTGGAGGATAGTCATAACCTTGCACAAAGTAATTTCCAAAGTAAAAAATGTCCCAGTCTTTTGGTAAATCTTGCCAGCTTTCCTGAAGCTTTTTACACGTCCAATGGTGGTCATTGTGGAAGTAGAAATCATCCTCGAGAATAAGGATACTACCAAATTTTAGGGCTTTGGCCTCTGATAGTAAGCTGTGATGTGATAACACCAAGCTTATGTGTGCATTTGCTTTTCTCGATAGACAATCTCTTTGGGAGATTTTTGGTTCATATCGAACCACTTTGTCGGCTATGCCCAGTGAGCAGAACTGACGCATGCAGTTCTCCCAACGATCCTTCCTGTGATTTAGATTTATGCAATAAATCTTGTCAAAGTTATCGAAGAAATTCACATCACACAGAACTAGATTCTAAGGCCGCAATACGTGCAGACATGGCTGTTATCTGGCCCTGTTGCTCTTTGATTGCTTCAATAAGATAGGGTACGATTCTCTGATATTCAACTGCTCTAGCGTCAGTGCAATCTGGAGAAAGTTCCCAAATATCCACAATCTCAGGTATTACCTTCTCAACATCTTGGGCAATAAGACCAATTGTTCTTCTGTTGAGCTCGTAGCCCTCTCGGCGGCTGTTGACAAATTCATTCCACTCATAGGAAACGCCACTAAGTTGTGTAACTTTCTCGAGTGAGTTAACCAGAGGCCTGATGTTTTTCTTAAAGCGTATGTCTGAAGAAGTTGGGAAAGACGATGCGTGGCATTGACCATTGACGTCTAAGGCATAAGAGGCACTTGGTCCTGCAGTGTTAACACCAACAGTTCCGCCAGATAGTATGCTAAATCTACAAGTTCCGCTGCCATTTGTGTAGAAAAAGTGACCAGCTGTGGCTGGTGCCATGTACTCTAGAGCACCTGCAGATACACTAAAACCATAAACACTAGACGTTCTTGTTGCGCCGCCATCGTCCCAAACAATCAACTTAGCATTGGCATAGCTTGCGGCTGTGGCTGAGTAAAATCCACCACCTGCAACTAGAGCACTACGAGTAGACGTCTGGGCTGAATAGGAGCCAACAAGAACCGTAGTGCCATTATCGCTGATTTGGGAATTTCCAATGGTGGTAGTGGCTGTGAACTTAGCAACGGTGTTTGCTGTTCCACTTCCTGAGCCTGAACCAGCTGGGCCTTGGGCGCCTGTTGGGCCGATAGGACCCGTAGGGCCTTGGGCGCCTGTTGGGCCGATAGGACCTGTTGGTCCTGTTGGGCCTTGGGCGCCTGTTGGGCCGATAGGACCTATAGGACCTGTCGATCCTTTAGCGCCCTGTGGGCCTTGGGCGCCTGTTGGGCCGATAGGGCCAATAGGGCCAATAGGGCCAATAGGACCTGTAGGGCCTTGGGCGCCTGTTGGGCCGATAGGACCTATAGGACCTGTCGATCCTTTAGGGCCTTGTAAGCCTTGAGCGCCGATAGGACCAATAGGGCCGATAGGGCCAGTGTTGCCAATAGGGCCAATAGGACCTGTGGGTCCTTGAAGGCCGATAGGGCCAATGGGACCAATAGGGCCTGTGGCGCCTTTAGCGCCCTGTGGGCCTTGAGCACCCGTAGGACCAATAGGACCAATAGGACCAATCGGTCCTGTATTTCCGATAGGGCCTATAGGACCTATGGGTCCTTGTAAGCCTTGAGCACCAATAGGACCAATAGGGCCAGTGTTGCCGATAGGGCCAATGGGACCTATAGGACCTGTCGATCCTTTAGGGCCTTGTAAGCCTTGAGCGCCGATAGGACCAATAGGACCAATCGGTCCTGTGTTGCCAATAGGGCCAATAGGACCCGTGGGTCCTTGAAGGCCAATAGGGCCAATGGGTCCAGTAGGACCTTGAAGGCCGATAGGGCCGATGGGGCCGATAGGGCCAGTGGCGCCTTTAGCGCCCTGTGGGCCTTGGGCGCCAATAGGGCCAATGGGGCCGATAGGGCCAATAGGGCCAATGGGTCCTTGTGAACCTTGAGGGCCTATGGCTGTTGTGGGTGTTACATCAATGTATGTGCCAGTGGGTGCAGATACAAGCGTTGAACTATTTGTCCAGGAACTTCCACTTGCAAATTGAACTTGGTATGTAGAGCCAGATCCAGTATATAGGGAAAAATTGCCATATACTGTATATGAGCTTGTGCTAACTTGAACTATTCTAAAGGTACTCGGTACTGCACTATTTGTTCCTAAAGCTGTATTTCTAAAAGCTAAAGCATCTCCATAAAAACCGCCTACGTTGCTACTACCATTAGAGGTTTTGAAATACAGTTCAGTAACTTGATTTTGGGTTGTATCCGCGTTGTATCCCGCATGCGAAACTACCCGCATGTAGAGTGTTTGACCCGTCTGGCTCGTGGAGAATGTACCAAGAAATATATAGGATGCTGAACCTCCTGTTTCAGGCAGTGTGAAGGACGTTGCTCCGGTGGGCCCCTGCAAACCTTGGGCGCCAATGGGGCCAATAGGGCCTATGGGTCCTGTGGCGCCTTTGACACCTGATGTGCCAGAGATGCCTTGAGGACCTGTGGGACCTTGAAGGCCAATGGGGCCAATGGGGCCGATAGGGCCAATAGGGCCGATGGGACCTGTAGGGCCTTGAAGGCCAATAGGGCCAATGGGGCCAATAGGGCCTGTGGCGCCTTTGACGCCAGAGGTGCCAGAAAATCCTGATGTGCCAGAGAGGCCGATAGGGCCAATGGGACCCGTAGGGCCTTGAAGGCCAATAGGGCCAATAGGGCCAATAGGGCCAATAGGGCCTGTAGGGCCTTGAGGTCCCTGCAATCCGATAGGGCCGATAGGGCCAATAGGACCCGTGGCACCTTTGACGCCAGAGGTGCCAGAAAATCCTGATGTGCCAGAGAGGCCGATAGGGCCAATGGGACCCGTAGGGCCTTGAAGGCCGATAGGGCCGATAGGG